ACAAGCCTAGTAGATCGAGCCTGCTTGGTCGGGAGGACTACGGCAGCAAGGTCGGGGCGCTCTGGTCGAAAGCCACTGAGGACGCCGACCGTCGCTTCAGGCTGCGTTGAGCGGGTAGAGCTGGGATTGGCTATAACCCGTGATTAGCAAACTCTTTATGGAATATCTCTCGTTTACTTACTATTGTAGTTTTAGCAAGTTCAAGAGAGCTAAACGACCCTAAGTAGGTGCTGTTACCATCAAGCTGTATCCTTACTCTAAAGAGGTCGCCTTTTAAATCAACACCCTTAATCCCTGTTGTGTTGTTTTTGTGGAGCCTCCCGTTTCTTTTATTTTGACCGTTAGTAGCCAGTCTTAGATTATTAAAAGAATTATCACTTCTTATGTTGTTTACGTGATCTATCTGTAGATTTCCGGGGTCAATACCAGTCACTACACGATATGCCAAGCGGTGTGCTCCAAACCTAACTCCGTCAACCTGAATATAGATGTATCCCTTATGGTGCAGCTTACCGGCTACCGTCCCTTTCTTAGCCTTACCTCCAACACTAACCTTACGAACAAAGTTACCTGTTTCCTTGTCGTAGAGAAACAACTGGTTTAGGCGTTCAACACTAGGTAGTGGTAGTATCTTCACAGCAGCAGTGAAATAATAGTATCGAGGCATCACTCGGGGTCAAGCGGATAAAGCTCGGACCAGTTTTTGCCCCACTCACCTTCAACCCGGATCGGGACCCGGAACTTGAGGACCGTCTCCATGATGTGACGCATCTCCTCGAAGCCCTCCTCGTCCCAGTCCTCCTCGACCGAGAAGTCCAGCTCATCATGAACAACGAGCGTGGGGACCCCAATCCGGTCGAACACACCGTCATTCCAGCACTTGACCATCGCCGACTTCATCAGGTCGGCAGCGGAGCCTTGGATGATGTGGTTCAGGGCCTTGTGCGTGCTGCTCCGCTTCAGGTTCGGCCCATACTTGGCCAATGCGGCGTTCAGGCGCAGAGGAACCGGTCTGGGGGCACCACGGGGCGTCCACTTGGGTTCCCACATATCGAAGTGGGAGATCCGGCCAAGAATCGTTTGTGTAAAGCCCTGCTCCTCGACAAGTTTGGAAGCCCACTCCATCGTTTCTGACACGTAGGGGAGACCGTCGTGATATGCTGTGAAAAACTCCTCAGCTTCAACGTCTGACAGTCCCATCATCGACTGGAGTTTTTTCTGTGAAGCTCCGTAGATGCCTGCAAAGTTGACGTTCTTGACGTGCTTGCGTGGAAGGTCGAGTCCTACGACTCTGTGAATCATCGCCTTCGTAAAGTCGTGATAGTCTGTGTCAGGATTGTTCTTATACTCTTTTCGCAAAGCTTTGGCACCTTGACCAACAGCAAAGTGGGCAAGTAAACGCGATTCAATAGAACTGTAATCATATTTTCTCCAGTGTGAATGTCCTTTGTGCGGTATAAAAATTGATCTGATCTTCTTAGCTAAGTCGTTTCGAGAAGGTATCTGTTGAAGGTTAGGGTCGCTTGCACTCATGCGTCCTGTAACAGCACGCATTGGGTTGAAACTACCATGAACTCTTCCGTTGATAGAAGATCCAAAAATGCTTCCATCAATGAACGACCCTACATACTTTTTCAGCTCTTGGAGGTCAACAACCATTTGACCGAGCGGGTGCTCCAGTGTCTTCAGGAACTCCGCCTTGAGCTGGGGCTTCTGGGTCTTTGGTGTTAGAGGGTAGGAAATCTTCAGCCGGTCGAAGACCTTGCCCATCTCCACCGGGGAACCCGTGTTGACGTGCCGACCGGCGATCTTGTCCACATCAGCCTGAAGGTCCACAATGGCGGCGTTGAGAGCGTCACGGGCCTGCTCAGCGGCGTTGAGATCCACCGCGACACCTTTGATACGCATAGCTACCAGAAGCCGGAGGAGATCGCACTCCAGTCGGTAAACGTCATGCAAGCCCTTCCGGTCCATCTTATTCCACTGCTCCCGGAGGACTCCATGAGGCAGCTCTACGTCGGACTCCGCGTAATGGCCAACCAGCTCAGGCGGGCAGCGGTAGAGGTTGCTCATCACCAGATCGCGGACTGCGTCAGGACCGGGCATTGGGCCTTTGCCAAAATAGTTCCACCCCCACTCGTAGAGAAGGTTGGACACCTTCCCTGTCCCTAACAGCTTTTGACTGACCTTCTCCAGTGAAGCTTCATCTTGGTGCTTGATGAGCTTTGCAGCTATCCAAGTGTCATGAAGTTCACCGTTGACGGTTACACCCTCATGCGTCAGCCAACCGAGGTCGTAAAGAGAGTTATGTCCAAGCTTAGGACAGGGAAGTGATAACTGGTCATTGACGTAGCGCATCACGTTGACCGGATCGAGGTTCAAGCTGGTTTCCTCGTGGCGGCACGGCAGATACACCGAGAATCCGTCATCTGTCCCAAGCGCCACACCGATGATGTGGCCTACCCCTCTGCCCCATCCCGGCCCAACAGTCTTCAAGTCTGGGTCCTTCGTCTCAACGTCGTAGGAGATCATCTTGGCACCCTTCAGGGAAGGGAGACGAGCGAGGTCAGGAAGCTTCCACCCCGTCGCCGGAACTTTCGGGCGTGGGTTGTAATAGCGACGCTTGCGCTTCGCCGGGACTTCGTCCTCTGGCCAAATGAGACTCATTTAGGCGTCCCCTGAAATTAAATGCAGTCCATCATCGCGTCTTTCAATGGTGTCACCCCAATCAGCAAAGACACGCCGACCGTCAAAGGCTATAAAAGCGATTAACCGTGATACGCAAGGACTACACCCTACTGGTCCGTATTCACCCTCATACTCGCCGTAGTCCCCACACGTAGGGCAAGGAGGCTGTTCTCCCACAAAAGCAAGAACTTCGTTACCGTTATCCAAAACTCTTGGAGTGCTGGCGTAATCAGGTGCGGTGTATGTTATACTGTCCATAGTTTATCTCCTTGTTGATGAAATCATTCTAGCGTCGTCTGTAGAGGTCATTACTAGGTTACCCTCCTCAGACACAAAGAAGCTCTTACTCAATCGTAGTAGCGAGTCAAAGTTTTTCTTAGAAAGTTTGAAGTCCGGTCCCTTAGCCGAACCTTCGATCACTCCCATAGAACCTTCCGATTCGTAGTAAACCTTACCCTCAAAGACACGGACTACATCGCACTCGATACTTGACAGGTAATCAAGCACGTCCTCAAGGATCTTAACCTTGACCCACTTCAGCTTGTAAAAGTGAGAGAGGTCATTGAGGTGCTCCGATATAAGACGACTCACTAGCGAGCTTCCGTCCTCGAAATCGAACCGGACGTTGCTGGTATCTTGCCTAGCAGATACCACCTTCGACTTGAACTTGAGAAGTGCCACAGCGGACTCCTTCGGTAGGTTGAAATCAAAATCGTCTGTTAGGCCCGAAGCGGCAGCGAGTAGCCGGTAGTTGTCGGAGGCTTCCATCACCCCCCGGCGAAAGGTCACCCCGGTCGCCATGATCCTGTCATTCTGAGCGTTCACCGTCGCGACAGCGTGCTTCAGTGCCACGAGGTTCAGACCTCCCTCGACCTCGAAGTCAGGTCCGAACACGTCCACCGTCTCCAGCTCATCGGCAGGTAGGCACGGTATGGTGAGCTGCTCCTTGCCTTCCTTCAGGACGAGCCTCTTGGCCTTGACCGTGAACGCCACCGTCCCGCGCTTTTTCTTCTGGAAGAAGTTCAGCAGCAGCTTCGGGTTGACCACACACGACACGTCGGACGCTATCGGTGCCCGGATGCAGAAAGTTCCGCCGAAGCTTGTCATCATGCCGTCGTCCAACCGCACCATCTGTGCGGTCGGTTGCGGGCTGAGTGGATTCAGCGCTAGTGAGCAGAGTTCGATCTGTGGTTTCATCAGAATGGAATGTCATCCTCCGCGACTTCGCCACGGGCAGGAACTTCACAACCGAGAACTTCAGGGTATTTCTTAGAAACGTCAACACGAATCAGTGTAGGAGTCAACAATTCACCAGTCCTCTCTTCCGCTTCTTCGACCGACTCAGGAACAGGCATTGCTCCGCCTCGATGCTGCCACCAAACACTAACCCTACGTTGGATGATCGCGTTCTCGTTACCAAAGAACAGATATTCTTTGAAGCTATATCCGCCGACAAAATAAGTGGAGCACAGGTAGGGATTACCGGCTTTGGACACACCGCGCTTGTAAACCACGCTCAGGACCTCGAACTCCTCGATCACCGGCTCAGGGTTTGCTCCGACCATGAGGGCGGCGTTCCCGGCCACTTTCTCAATCGTTGTTGACGGCGGGAACTTGTATCCGCACTCGATACAAACCACCGCTCTTGTGTGGTTCAGGGTCGAGCACTCCGGGCATTTCTTGACAGGCGCTTCTCCAACCACACCGTCGCCCTTCTTGCGCGGACGTGGAATGATTGGGGCGTTGATAGGACCGAGACGAAAAGTGTTCCGTCCAAAGTCTAACACAACGCAATTCTTCTTGCCCGGTGCCACACGAGTTCCTCGACCGAGGATCTGGACCCAGAGAGCCGTGGACTGGGTGACACGGGCGACGGCGATGAGATCCAGCGTCTTGAGGTCGTATCCTGTTGTTAGAATGCCGACGTTGATGAGGCAGCGAATCTCTTCCCTTTCGAAAGCCTCGATCTTCTCCTTCCGCCACTTGTCCTTTGCATCGACTGTGGTGCAGGAGACACCGGCAGCTTTGAACATGCGCTCAAGGTTCGCAGCGTGCTTGAGGCCGGATGCGAACACCAGCCAGTGCTTTCTGTTAGAACCGTGCTTGATGCACTCCTTCACAACGCACTTGTTCAAGGCGTCGGTGTCCGCTGCCTCCTGTGCTTCAGCCTCAAGGAACTCACCCCCGCGCATCGACAGGTTGGTCACGTCGATCACCTCATCCGGTTCTTTCGGCACAAGCATCGACAGGATACCGTCCGAAACGAACTGGTTGAACCGGGTAGTTTCTGATAGATCAATGATGATTTCGTCGAACAGCTCATGATCCACAAGAAGACCCTGTCCGAGACGGTATGGTGTGGCAGTAAACCCGATCACCCGGAGTAGCGGGTTTTCCTGCTTCAGCTCCTTGATGAACTTCTGATAGGCTGTCCCTTCGTTGGGAGAGATGAGGTGGGCCTCATCCACCATCAGGACGTTGACCTTCTTGAACATCCAAGCTTTCCCGGCAAGAGACTGGATACCGGCGTAAATGATAGGGGAGCGTGTGTCACGACTTTTCAGACCAGCAGAGTAAATCCCTGCCGGAGCCTGTGGCCAGTATTTCAGCATCGAGGAGCAGTTCTGGTCGATGACTTCCCGGATGTGAGTGACGCACATGACACGAGTGCTGTGCTTCGTTACGAGTGTTTTGATGAGGGAGTTACAGGCGTGAGTTTTGCCTGTGCCTGTAGGTGATACCACAAGACCGTTACCCTCCCGCTTTCGCAAGAACTTCAGGACAGCGTCGTGAATCTCAATCTGGTGTGCCCAAGCCTTCATTTAGTTATGTCTTTGTAAAGTTTACACACAGTTCCAAAAGTTTGTTTCTTGAGGCATTTCCACTTAGCGTTCTTGGTCGGAACAGCAAACTTGCAGGACCGGCAATTCTTGTCAGCAGGCTTGTTCTTCTGACAAACCCCAAGGACAGCGCAGTAGCGACACTTGTAATGTGATCCTGTGCTGGAAATCTTCGGAGGCGGCTCCTGCCGGTTGATGACTTTGTCAGCCTTATCGTGAAGAACAGCGAAGCTCCGCTTGTCGCGCTTGATCCACTGAAACTCAAGGTGATCGTCATCTTTGCACACAGCACAGAACAGACAGGCATCGACCCCGAAATATGCCATATAAAGCTGCATCTGTCCGTAATACTTCGGATCACTAACAGCAACACCTTTCTTTTGCAGCTCCTTAAAGCGCTTTAGGTTGTAACTCTTATACTCAGCGAGAAAAGGCTTCTTGGTCCACTTGTCCCGAAACTTGGGAAGGAACAACTCACCCGTCTCGTCCACAAGGAATCCGTCGCAGTGCCCGGATAGATGACCCTCGAAATCCTTGACCTCGAACTGCTCGCCGTTCTTATCAACATCGTAAACTGTTAGACCCGCAGCTCTCAACAGGATGATGAAGACATACTCTTCCCGGTGACCTCTACGGAAAAGCCGGAGCATACGTGGTGGGAAGGTATCGAGAACAGCATGACGGAACTTCATCCACTCCGCCCGCAAGCAGTCACTCGCCAGCGCAGACATCCCAAGATACTTCCGGCGACCTTTATCAGCCGGAATCTTGACAGTGTATTCCTCAGCGGGCTGGGAGGCACTGTAGGCGTCAATGCGCTCCTGTAGCTTTTCGATGTCGATCACAGGGATTTCAGTTAGAACTTCTTCCCACCATCCTTGGCACGATTCTCAGGTTTGTGGTCCTGACGATGGACGTTATATACCAGCTTCTCAGCCACGGCACCTCCAAGGTCCATACCCATCGCACCTGCGAGGTCACAGATACGAATGAGAGCGTCAGCAAGCTCGACCTCGACCATCTTTCGATGTGGGAGCTTGTCGTCCATCTGGTCCTTTCGGTAGCCCTCGGTTGCCTCGCTGACCTCGCTGTGGATCAAGAGAAGCTTTTCAGCAACCGTCCCGCGCTGCGGAGGAAGGAGACCTTCCCACCAACCGGCTTCTTCTGCGAGACCGTGACAGGTTTCGACAACCTCGTTGACTAGCGGTGAAAACGCCTCAATAGCGCCGGGAAATGTAATAGTTGTTTGGAATCGTTTCATAATTCGAGAATGGTAAAGTGAACTTCGAGTCGAGGATTTTCTTTGTCGTAATGGTGGTCACCCGGAAATACCTTCCAAGTTGAGTCATCTTGACCAGAGGCATCGGCAAAACCGTCTTCGTATGCCTTAAATAGATTACCACATAAGTTAGATAGGTCGTGGCGTCCCTTGGTTTTCCAGTATGGGTGGAGTGTTAGAGTCTCAATGATGAAACCGAACGGGAGATCGAGGCTGGCTGTTTGCGTTCGAAACTCCCGTTCGGCCCGAGTCCGATGCTCCGCCGTCAAGCGATACTTCTTACCCCAATGGCATCTCACGTTCGGTGAGAGGGATCGGTGTGGCAAGGGTAGCGTGACGACGAAGTTCATCGGTGATTTTAGGCGAGGGTCGGATTACTCCCAAGGCATCTTCTTGCCGCCCTTTGCTTTGGAGGTCTTGGCGGGAGGTGCCTCTTCTTCCTCTTCTTCCTCTTCTTCCTCTTCTTCCTCTTCTTCCTCTTCTTCCTCTTCTTCCTCGTCAGCGGGAGGCGAAACGACCTTGCCTTTCTTGGAGAGAGCTTTCAGCTCTTCCTGAGTAGGTTTTTTCTTGGCCTTGGAGGTCTTGGCCGGAGGAGTTTCCTCTTCCTCTTCTTCGTCCTCGTCCTCGTCCTCGTCGTTCTCCTCTTCCTCTTCCTCTTCCTCTTCCTCGTCCTCTTCTTCGCCCAAGGTAGTGCCTTCTTCGAAGATGGTGGAGATGTTGACGTAGGTTTTCCCGGCGTTGGCACCCTTGCCCTTGCTCTCGCGGGTGGTGATTTCCACCACCTTGCCGACGAACTGAGCGAACCGCTTCGGGGTGATAACTCCTTCGAGGCCACAGGCTTCGGCGAATGCTTTGACTTCGCCCTCGGCGATGGAACGACGCTGTTCGTCGTCAGCCATGACTGCGATGTAGTAGCGGAAATCGCCCTTGTCCTTGTGGTGAAGTGTAACTTCGATTTGTTGAGTCTTCCCGGTAGGGTCAGACTTCACCGGCTTCATCACCATTCCGGTGATGGTGTAGTTGTGCGTCCCCAGAAGAAGATCGCGAATGGCGTTGTCGTTGATGGACTTCACCTTTTTAGTATCAATTTTCCAGCTCATGTGCGTGGTAGTTGTAGTGTTGTTGGTTTGGTTTGGTTTGGTTTCTGCCAGATTTACTGGAGATCGTGAATGGCGCGAACGATGTCGGTCACGCCGATGAAAGTTTTGAACTGCTTTGCTGTAATCGTTACACCATGCTCGCTGGTAATGTCTTCGAGCAGGTCGGAAACGTCCAGATCGGTGAGACCCAGCGCGGTGATCGGTGTCTCCGCTGAAACCGATTCCGTAGGGAGTCCGGTGTAGTCGGATACAATCTCAAGAACAGATAGAAGTGTGTCGTCCTCACTCATAAGTCAAAATGTTAGGGTTACTTCTTGAAAGCGGACTTGCAACCGGCAGCGTGAGCACGTCGGCGGTTCTTGCGGATTTGCCGTTGGTTGGACGGAATCCGTGAGGGAGCAACCTGCGCTACTTGAGGCAGAGTAATAGCAGGACTCGGCACGAAATGCGGACGTGTAAACTTTTGTGTATCTCTCGGCTGCACAGCAGAAATTGCAACCGGTGTGGTCGGAATCCGAGAACGTGCTCCAAAAATGGAAGCTGTCGCGAGAGCTAGTGATGCGGCAATTCTTTTGAACATGGTGGTTGTCTGTTAGATGTTGGTGGTCGTTACTTGGTTGTCTTCTTTTTCTTGGTGGACTTCACCGGATCTTCGATGATACCCCCCTGAAGCTTGTAGATGATACGGGCAAGGTGTGGAACCTCAAGCTCTTTGAGCAAGCCTCCGCGATTTTTGGCGAAGCGGTCGCTGTCCCCTTGGTGGCAGCGCAGGACGCGCTCAGAATTACCGGCCTCGTCCATCTCGGAATCGAGGTAGAGGACATGAGCAAGCTCGTAGCAGAACTTTTCAGCGAACGCTTTACCTTCGAATGAAGGGCTGTAGATGAGTTCGCCTGTCTCGCCATCTTCGATGCGTGTGGTGTGGCATAGGAAAACACAGTGCTTGTCACCACCCATGAGAGTCTCAAGGAGGCCGATAGCTTGATCGTTATGTTCGCCGTAGGCTTTACGTCCATCAGCAAAGTCTTTCTTTTGCTGTTTCAAGATAAGCCGGGAAGCTTTCGAGAATGAGTCGAACACGATGGTATCGTAGTCAGGTGACTCCATGGCGAAGTTGACGGCAGCTTCGAATGAAGTCGGTTCGTAGGCTTCGATGTAAGGAATGTCGTAAAGGATGTCTGAGCGACCGGCACCGAAGACCTTTTCAAGAGTCACCGGCTGGAGGGACTCCTCCCCGGTCTTCTCTGTTAGAATGACAATCGGATTGTATCCGGCGAGCGTCGCCGCCAGTGTGGTCTTGCCCATCCCGGCAGGACCGTGGACAGCGATTTTCTTGAACGTCATCGAAGCGGACTTTGCGGTGCTCTTGACTTTGATTTTCGATTTAATGGCCATTGCGTTGTTTGGTGAAAGGGGTGGGAGGTGCGTGTTTTTGGTTGGCGGGTTATGTGTCCGTTGCTAAAGGCTCAAGCTTCTCTATCCGTCGTTGCGCTTGGTTGTTCCTTCAGCCATTTCACGTCATCTACGCGGAGATGTTACCTTCCCATTTGTTAGATCACTTGAAGGTGACTTCAGGTGGTCCGGGTTTGGTGACGATGTAGTCGTCGAGAATTTCAGAATGCTCCCGGTAGGCCGAAGTGACGACTTCAGGCTTCCAGCGAATTGCAGCGAGTGCGATGTCGCCCTGCTCTTGTCCGAGACGCTCAGCGTCCTCGACACTGATAGAACGGTTGAGCTTGCGGGTGATCCCGACCTTCACACCGTCGATGGTGATGGTCTTCGATCCCTCCTCTCCATTGTGGAGAGCGTCGGCAACGAAGAGGCGAATCTTCAACTGCTCTTCGCGGAGCTTTTCCAGTGATTCGGAAATCTCTTGCAGGCGAGTCCGTGCGGCGACGAGCTGCTTCTTTCCGATGGGGTATTTGACCTCGCTGTTAGGTGATGCTTTGGCAGCAGGTTTAGCAGGGGTTTTCTTTGGTGCTTTGGTGGTGGTGGCCATAGTGGTTGGTGGTTACGAGAGCGAAGTTGAACGGTTTTACGAATAACACAAGAATAATTTTCATTCTGGACAAAATAATTTTTCAGGGCTAGGAACTCCCCGCCATGTCTGACCAAGACCCCATGACCACACTGCGAACGCTGGTGCGGGCTTCGGATCTGCACCTCACGCAGATTTCAACACGAAGCTCCGTGCCCTATGGAACGCTCTATCGAGCTATCCGAAAAGGGAAAAGCCTGAATGTTGACGCTTACGCGGCAGTCTATCAGGTTCTAACAGGTAACAGTCTTGTGGCAACTACTACGATTCCAGTAGATGAGCACTGAACAAATACCGGAAGAGCTGAAGAAGCTCCAGCAGTGGGTCTGCTTCGATGTGTCGGAGGATGGGAGAAAGCTCCCCTTCATCCCCGGAACCACAAAGCTCGCATCCTCCGACCGTCCGCACGAATGGCGTTCATTCCGCATGGCGCTCAAGGACGTGACAGAAGGGAAGCGCCAGCATCTCGGGTTTGCCTTCTCGTCCGATGACCCCTACGTCTTCCTTGACCTCGACGATCCATCCGACAAGGACCAACAGCGGATCTGGAAACGACTCAACACCTATTCACAGCGCTCCGTCTCCGGCGACGGTTGCCATCTCATCTGCCGGGGCAATTTCAAGGGGAGCGGGCGGCACCCGGCCAAGAAGTCGATGGGACTTTTCAAGGAACGCCGTTTCTGCCTGATGACAGGCGATGTGGTCGGAGGACGTTCTACTATAAACGTAGTAGCTGACGAAGACCTCGAAGCAATCGCCCGCTGGCTGGGCGGAGGCACCAAGACCGGCGAGGAGTTGATCGAGCACGAATCAGAGATCCCGGACCTGACTGTCTATCAGATGGGTGTGGACAGGTTCCAAAAATACAAAGCTCTGGCCAACGGGGACTGGCAGCAGTTCGAGGAATACGGCGGAGACCACTCCACAGCCGACCACGCTTTCCTAGCGATGCTTTGTGACCTAACAGATTCCAACGATCAGGTCCGCAAACTCTTCTACTACTCCGGCATGTGGAATGATTCGCGTGCTGCCAAGAAAGCCGCCCACGGTCTCCACGGATACGTCAACCGGACGATCAAGAAGGTCCGCTCTGAGCAGGCGAGGGTTCAAGCAATCGAGGACAAAATCACCTTGGCACTCTTCGAGGAAGAAGAGATCCCTGAGCAACCTGTAGAAACTACTATGCCCGTAGTAATTGAAAAGACCGGCAGCACCGACCTGATTGAGAGCTTACCTGACGGACTAATCAAGCAGGCAGCTCGATACGTCCACAAGTCGAGCATTCTCCCGCTACAGGAGTCCTCCCTCCTCGCTGCTCTAACACTGTTCTCCGGGATGTGTGGGCGTGCGTGGCTGACACCGACAATGTCGGGGTTGAATCTGTGGCTCGTCCTCGTCGCCGACACTGGATCTGGAAAGGACCAGTTCAACAAAGGATTGGGGCGCATCCTCGGGGCACTGGCGAAGCGCCAGCCATCCGCGCTCAACATCCTCGGCGGTGAGTTCGTATCCGGCCCTGCGGTCGAGCAGGCGTTACAGGACACCAAACGGTATATCTCCTACGTCCCCGAGTTCGGCCACTTCTTTCAGCGCGTCAGCAACCCCAACGCTCCCGACCACATGAAGACGCTCCAGCAGCAGCTTCTCGACGCATTCAACGCCGCCGACAGATCGGGTCAGCTCAGGTGCCGAAAGCGGGCGCAGAGAGCGGAAGGTCCACCGATCATCGAGCGCCCGTGCGTGTGCCTTGTCGGAGAGACCACACCGACCTCGATGTTCGACAGCCTATCTATCAGGGACATTTCAACCGGCTTCCTCCCACGTCTCACCATCTTGGAGTCAGCGCCGGATTCGTGGTCGGACGAGGAGAACCCACAACACGGAGCGCTCCCTAGCAAGAAGTTCATGGACAAACTTGAGGAGTTGTTCATCGTCACCAACGCCGCCGATCTAAAGAATAGTTATACAGTCGTCGAACAGACAGAGGCGGCAGAGAAGCTCCTGAAGGCTTACAGATACAACAAACGTAAAATCACACGTAACTGCGACTCCCCGGTTGAGAAGGATGTCATCAACCGCGCTGGACTAAAGGTTCTCCGCTTGGCATCTCTTCTGGCCATTGCGGAGGACTTCTACAATCCGACCATTTCAGTAGAGCACGCAAAATGGTCTATCAACTTTATTGATAGAACCGACGAGGCTGTTCTCCAGCGCTTTACCTCCGGCAACGTCGGACAAGGTCAAGTCAAGCAGGAGACGGAGATCCTAAGAGTTGTTAGAAAGCTGGCGCAAACCAGTGTCAAGGAGCGCATCCGCATGAAGATGGTTCCTAAAGTGGCAAAGGACCGGACTGTCATCCCCTACGGAACACTCAAGAACCGCTGTGTCGGTCTATCATGCTTTGCTTCTGATAGAGCTGGTGCTGTTAGTGCCTTCGACAAGGCTGTCAAAAACCTCAACGAGTCAGGCGTCCTCATCACGCTACCACAACAAATGGCGGCTGATAGATACGACACCGTCCGTGGAAAACTCCTATTCTACGACAAAGATGCCGACACGACCGATTGATCGAATCCGTGAGAGCGGGTTCTTCGAACTTAAAATCAACCCCGGTGGAGGGTTGTGTCATGTGAAAGGGTGCAAGAATAGTTGCTCTGTGAAGGGGCTGGATCTTTGCCAGAAGCACTACCGGCAGTTTTGGAGATACGAGAACCCACAACGCTCTTCGTATGCCGTGCTCAAGTGTCACGCCAAGCAGCGAGGAATCAAGTTCACCATAAGCTTTGACTACTACTGTGGTCTAACAGACGCACTTAGCTATCACGATAGGGGTGCCGAAAACAGAGGTGACGTTCTAACAATAGACCGTGTCGATGCTACCAAAGGATATGAACCGGGCAATCTCAGAATCGTCACACACATTGAGAACTCTATCAAAGGGAACCGTGAAAGATTCCTCCCTGAGCATATCCAGCACATGCTTCAACGCCGTCGTGCAGAAGCCTTGGAGACCTTAGAGCGCTTCGAAGAAGAGGAAGAAGAGCGCTTTCCGTTCTGAATCACAGGCACCTCCAGCAGATGCGCGGCGGTGGCAAGGACACGGAGGGGTAGCTTGATGTGGCTACCACCTGCCGATAAACCTTCAGGATCTATCAGATCCCTGTGAACGTGCTTGGCTTTCTTCCACTCACGTTTCAAGCGTTGTGCCAGTTGATCGAACTCGTGATCCTGAATGATTGAACTACTATAGACATAGTAGCAAGCGCAATGGAGCAAGTAATGAGGGACGAGCATCGAAGACGGCAGACTCTCGATGTAGCGGCTATTCTGGAAGAATAAAACGTCCGGGTGCATAAGAAAGGGTCTCCAGCCATCTCCTCTGGATTTCACAGAGAGACCTCTCACCGAAAGGGTGGGTTACACCTGAGATGACTGGAGTTTGCACGGTTCATTTATTGTGTGGGTCACCTGTGCTTGGGACCACACTCCAGCCTCCGTAGCAGGTCGCTCAGGGTGTCCCACGATACGATTACTGGCCTGCCCACGTCTGACGGAGGCTGGAGTGTGGTCACATACGTTCGCCGGTATGTGAGCGGCACGTTGGTCAAGCTGGGACAGCCTCGAAGAATCGCTCGACAGCGAGACGGACCTTGCCGGAGTTAGCCCCACGGACTTCGTCCAGAAACTCCTTGATCTCCTCGTCGTCCCGGCCCTTTTCGAGAGTTTTCGAGACGCCGTTGCAGGAGAGCAAGATGCCGCCGTTGCGAAGTGTGGTGAAGCGACCTTTGCGAGAGTTTTCGAGGTCGGCGCGGGATTGAGCGTTACGTTGTTGGATTTCGTTGATACCGTTCATGGTAGTGGTGCGTTGTAGTGTTTGTTAATAGATACGAGTAGTAGGCGAGGTGAAAGTAGTAGATTACAGGGATCAGTCAAGAGAAAATCCTGTGACACCACCCTTTTTTTCAGGAGGCTTCGGAATCTTGGGAGAACCCTTGGAAAGCTGCTTCAGGCTGATCTTCTTCGCCGGAGCCGGAGCGCCGGGAGTGGCTAGCAAGATCCCGCGCTTTGCAGCTTCCCCTACGCTTAGGACGCACTCCACAGACCTCCCTGTGTGGGCGTCGCAGATCCCCGGAATCGCATCAGTGGAACGTGTGACGAAAGACTCCGTGCAACGCTCCAGAGCTGCGTTGAACGCCTGCCGGTGGAAGGTTGTGGTAGTGCTCCCGTTGGCCTCAAGCTCAGCAGCTTGCTCAGCGTCAGGCTGGAAACAGATGAGTTTGTTGATCCGGTTGAAGACCAGAGACCGAGGCACGATCTGGAGGTTGTGGACCTGAAGGCAGGCCGGGAACAGGAGCTTTGCCCGCTCCGTCTCGGTGAGCTTGAACAGATTCCTGAGCACTCTAACAAGAGCGGCGTCCTGAGTCTTTTCCAAATTGGTCCCGCCCTTGTGCTGGTGGACACGTTTGACGGTGGGGGCAATGAGTCGAAGGAGTGACTCGATACGACCGAGCTGTTCACGATCTTCTTCTGTGAATGTAGTTGGTTTCATGGTTTCTTCTTGTTAGGTTTCTTTGAACTGGTTGCGTGTTTGGGAGCATCGAGCGGAATACCCACCTTGAGTCGATACTTGTTACGACCCTCGCGTTTCTTGCGTTCGTGGCACTCGCTACAGAAGTGTTTGCTCTTGCTCTTTTCATCACGCTTGTTGCCACAGCATGAGCAGTTGCCTTCCTCTTTCCTGCGAAGTTGCCACGCACGTTGTCGGCTTTGTTTGGTCTGATCCATTGTTAGAAGTAGCTGGTTGTTTGGAGATAAGGTTGGTCTGGTGTTTCGACTTCGCTGACTCGTGGCAGGGACAACCACGAGAGCGTATAGAGAGCCGCGACAAAGATGAGCAGGACCACAGCGAAAGCAAGGACTTTGATGGTAGATTTGATTATTGCGTTGTTAGAGAACTTGATGTCGTGAGACAATAGTTGAAGGACAAGAATGGAAAAGAAGCTGAGTGCGAAGATTATGGCGATCACCCTTCCCCCCTTTCAGAAACCGCACGGCGTCCTGCATCTAGCAGGAGGTGTTGGACCTCCAAGGCTTCGGTTTCGTGAACGGCAACTTGCCTTCCGTCGCGTCCGTAAATCTCGATACCGTCAACGGAGTCAGGCACAGCCGGGACTTCGTGTGTGGCTTTTTCCTGTGGCCGATACTCAGCGAAGACACTGACCTCGATGTCGCCGCTTTCACGGCGTAGGATGTGGTCGATCTGGATGTCAATTTGCATGGGATAGTGTGATTAAGAGTTTACCGTAAAGGCTTGCGGTTCTGCGATTGATTGCTGGGATGCACTTCGGCTCCGGGTATTGGCTGGAAAGGTATTCTTTGAACATTGAGACAAGAAAGCCAACACTGATTCGGCAGGGGTTAGACTTCACCGTCTCAAGCTTGGTCCTGAACTGAAAGACTTGCTTTCTAACATATCCGGGCAACCGCCTAAAGTGGCCGACCCTTTCGCTGGTGTCTCCTGTTAGATACCACCAACTGTTTCGGCTGTCGATGACGTAGTGCCCTCCTCTGATGCGGTCTTGGATGTTGTTTGGAAGCATGGTGTTGGTTGGTGAGCGGTTGCGCCGTAGTGGGCTGAAAGCATGTCCGATTGGTGGAGCACCAGCGCCTCAACGGTCTGAGGCTCGACGGGTGACCCCCATTCTTTGCGACCGTGGTGCGCTAGGATGCAATGCTGGATCGCTTCGATCACTGACTCATCGACGCCGGACTCGCGGGCGGCGAGGGTGAACTTGATGGTGGAGCCGGGGATGTGGTGGATGCGTTTGGCGTAGTCGGACTGGTGCCACTCAACAGGGAGTGTCTCATCGTCGATTGAGTCGTGGCGTCCGCGACCCCCGACACGGTAGTATTCCCGCACCTTGGCGAAGTCGTGCCACAGGGCGGCGGCGATGAGGATGTCGTGCTTGGCCCACGGCTTCGTGAGGTTCTGGTTGCAGGTCAGGCTGCTCATGCCGAGCGCGATGTCGCACACCTCGACGGTGTGGGCTAACAGACCGCCCTCGTAGGCGTGATGGTGACTGAGCGAGGCCGGGTGCGTCAGGAACTCGGGGGTGTCGAGGATCTTGCGGCAGCAGTCGCGCAGGGTGACTGATTGGACGGATTCGATGTGTTGGATGAGGCGGGGTTTCATGGTGTTTGGTGGTCGGTGCTGTTGTAGTTCGTTTTAGGGTTGACGTAAAGCAGAATTTTCAGCGGCTTGTGAGAGCTGGGCAAGCTCACCGGCAGAGTAGCCGCTCAGGGGCTTGAGCACGACCCCGTCGGCGGGGAAGCTGTAGCACCCTCCTCCGGCGTAGGCTAGGCCGGTAAAGTTTACGATGTGACGTTGAAGCTCACAAACTACACCTGTTAGACTGTGAGGAACCCCGACTGTGAAAAACCAAAGCTGGTCCGTCTGCTCAAGCTCGATCCTCCAATCTGGAAGCCGGGACTTGAGACAGTTGAGGAGGGTCTGATATGGGTAGGGTGGTTTCATTTGGTGGGTGTTGGTTTGCCCTCCCACTTACGGGAGAACTGTTCGACTGCTAGGTTGAGGACATCGAAATGAGTGTGGTCGCACACTGTTTCTTCAGGTTCATTACCGAGAACGATATAGACCCAGAGGCTACGGCTAGGACTTGAAGGATGAGTGATGAATAGCTCAGCCACATCGACAGCGCAGATGAGTTTTTTGGCTTGCTGGCGACGTTGCCTCTCTGTCCCTGTCAATGCTTCCTTCCCATCACCATTGTCAACGGAGACGAGCGTGAAGTTGTGGTCTTGCAGGGTCTTGAGGAGAGAGCCGACGACGGGGTTCCAGTTGAGGGAAGTGACCACATCCTCTTCCACGTCGCCTAAAATGGACTCGATCTCTTCGATGTCTTCACTGACATCCCAAAACCCGCGCTGTTGGATTCGCTTGAGGTCGTCCAGCGTCGCCCTCGCCGCACTGATTCGGACTAACTTTTCGTCGTCAAGTGATTTCCACTTTGGATCGTTCTCACTACACGCCCGGTGCTGTGGAAGGTGCGCTTCCTTGGTTGTGTGATAGCGAAACTGTCCGCTCTCGATTGGCTTGTTGCAGGCCGTGCAGATCATCCGGCCTACACGGGTTCCGGGGACTTCGGCGTAATACCATGCTTTATTGCTCATAATTTTGTTAGAGTAAGAGGATGAAGAGTGAGACGGCACACCCGGCGAGAAGCGACACGACAACGAAGCCTGTTAGAAGCTCGATCTTGCCTCGTGTGTCCTGTTGAATCAGGAACGCCACGAGAATCAGGATGGCATAAGTAATAGGTATGGTGACAAACGGGTTCATGTTAGTAAATAGAAAGGAGCTTCTTGATACGTTTGGGTGTTGGTTGCTGTCCTCTGGGCCAGTTGTCGAAGGTGGTTGGATACCCCTTGCGGCGGATAGGCTTAACAGACACGCAAGGACCATTGAATTGAGTAAGGGTGATGTCAATACTAAAAGCACCACACTCTGTCCAGCAATGGGTCTCGTGCTGGTTTTGGACCGTCCGAGCCTCCAGCCCTTCCCGGCGTAAGACCTCGGTGACGAAGGATGCGGCGATGGCACAGAATGCTTTCAAGGTCCTGCTGTTAGAACAGTCGAGGTGACGGTCTCCGGCGTGGTCCACAAACCACACGCACGCTTCGCGGCAGCGCTTGGCGATGGTCCTGAGCTGTTTGGGGTCGGGGTTCACGGAGTGAGTCGGGCTAGGAGGTTACGGGCATTTTCCCATGCGCGGGAGAGTTCACCGTGCCGTGACCTGATCCGTGACGGGTGAAACTCTTTCAGCGCCACAATCAACTCCGCCCGCTCGTCGGCAAGCTGGCGCGGCGTGCGTCCGGTTTCGTGGCAGACGTTGAAAGCCTCGGCGATGAGTTCGGCGTTGGCGTCCCTCTCACCATCCTCAACACGGGGTTGATGGCGGGAAATGAACGATCCCCCGACGACTCTTACAGAGAATAGGTCGTTCAACCTAACCCATCTCCCTCCATCATGATGAATGCCTGCGTCTGAATCGGGTTGAACTATTGCCATGCCTTGAGTGATCCGTTGCGCGAGCGGTAGTGGTTCTGTTTTCATAAGTGGTTCTCAGTTGCACCCGGAAAGCCCCACCCCCGCGAGAGGGTGAGGCGATTCAGGGTCGGGTGTTAGAGTGTTAGATTCAGCGCTTGGCGTTAACTTCAGCGAGCACCTCCGCAGCCTGCTCCGGTGTGATCGTCTTCAATTCACGAAGCGCGATCCCAGACCGGGAACGGAGTTGCTCCAGTGTGAGTGTGTCGCCGATCTGAGGCAGCGGGTCTGAGCCGTAGGCTTGAATCCCGGCCTCTACGCCCTTGCCGGATGGAGCGAGGCAGAGCACACCCTTCAGGCCAAAGGAATTGGCGTTGGAGGAGATGGTGACCACGGTGTAGAGTTCGGGGGCGGGGGTGGGCTTCGGTGCTTCACACTCCTTGATTACGGCGAAATTGTCGATCCAGTCGAAAGATTCCTTGGCGCTTTTGGCCCATCTCTGCACCTCGCCAATGTCGCCTCCTTGTCGGCAGGTTTCGAGGATGTTGTTAAGCGAGGTTTCGAGGTTTAAGTGGTGGTGGTAGAGAGTATTCATTTTCGTATAGCGTTGGGTGTTGTGGTGATGTTAGGGAAGAATCCTGAAGGTGTTGAACTTGGACTTCTGAAATTGCGGGATTTCCGCAACGTCCTTGGCGCAGCCCTTGAGGGCGGCGGATAGTCCTTTGGCTTGTCCAACTGTTAGATAGACGGTGGGCTGTCCATCGAGCGAGACGGCGATGCGTCGGTCGTGACGGTGGACTTGTGCGGTGTTGAGGTCTTGCATGATCTGGTGGGGTTGGGTGTGAAGTTTTATTGGTTGGCGCTGGCCTCAATCTCGCGGGTGAGATACTGATCCAGCTCTTGCTCTGCTTTGCGAAGCTCGACGACGCCCCGGTGAACCTCCAGCCCGACCCCGAAACAGTGGACCCAGTCCCCATTGGGGAGCTGCCCGCTGACGAGTTGATCCGGCCAGTTGTTGAGCTTGGCAAACCTCCGGGCGGCGAGCGAGTGGAGACCACACTGGTCTGAGGGGAGCTTCTCGGTGATGGCGAAGTCCTCCAGCGAGTCCTTGGAGTAGATGCGGGCGGGGACACCTTCAGCGGAGACTTTGATCCGGGTGGGGCGTGTGTTGGTAAAGGCGAGGTGCTTTGTTAGGATGGCTTTCATGGTGACAGGTGGTGGTAGGTTGGTGGTGGTGGAATCAATCAAGGATGGAACGACCGGAGAGGCAGCAGAGCGTCAGATAAGGATTTGGACCGTAAACAAGAACGAGTGCGTTTACATAGCCGTATTCTATCGTGCGACCTTTCGCACTGTTCTTTTTGACTTTATTTACAGTGAGCAGCGCTTGAAGGCGTTTCTTGATAGCGTCAAGGTCGTAAGGTGCCGGGGCGAGGGTCTCGGCCTCGGTGTTGGCCTCGATGGCGGGCGTGGGCTTTTTGGGAAGCCAGCGGTAGGGAAGCACGGCTTCACGTTCGAAACCTGCTTCTGTTAGGCAAGCTGCTGCGTCGGCGTCCGAGCTGAAGCGCCCTATTGTGTCACTGCCTTGGAGGACATGACCCTCGATGAGGTGAAGGACGACGCCCTCCGCTGCGAGTGGACGATAGAGTTCTGGGGATGTGTTGTAGTTTGACATGGTGGTCTGGAGTTGGTGGTTGGTTTGTTAGAGAGAGGATCAGGCGGCTTTGCCGAATGCGGCGAAGTGGAGGGCTTTGAAACGTGGGAGGGTGACCCCACGTTTGCCCTCCGGGTGGACAGCCCAAATGGATGCGCCATTGCCACGGACGGCGACGAAGCGCGAGGGCTTGCTGCCGGGGTTCACTTTGATCCACTGGCCAGACAAGAGCTTGAGTTGTCCGGTGCGGACTGCTTCGTGAATAGCGCGGTTGGTGAGATCGACTGTAGGGAGGTATTGCATGGAGGTGGTATTGGTTAGAGTTGAGAGGATTGAGTATCACCACACACCAAGCTGGTCGAGTGCGTGGGCGTCCGGGTCCAGCCACAAGGGCCACTTGTGGGCGCTGAGCTTTTCGTAGAGTGCTTTGGCTTCGCCACGGAGAAAGAAGAGGTTGCCGATCTGCACTTTGTAGCCGTTAGGCTGGATTGCATTCCATGCGGCGTTTTCCAGCGGGAAGCGATAGCCGGGTTTGGGCTTGGCTGTTAGGCGTCCTTTGTTCTTTCCGGTGGAAGCAAGGGAGGCAAGGACAGCGTTGTGCTCTGCCGGGGTAAGCTGGGCAATCTCGGCGATCTTGATCGCGATGGCGGATGGGTCCAGCCCGGTGCTCTCTGCGGCTTTCTTGACGGGCAGTGTGGCAGGTTGGAGAGTGTGCGGGGGCGGGGCGAAGGGGAGGGCCACAATCTTCGCCTCAAAGCGCTCAGCGGTGAATTGATAGAGAGCTGCGGCGGTTTCCTCCA